ACCTTACCACTGTCGTTTAGGTCTGTTGTTAGTGTTGCTGCACTGATGTCTTCTTTGGTTTGGTAACCGAAGCCACGAATGTTTACACCTGCTGTGTCAATTGGCATGTTATTTACCTTTCTTAGCTACGTCAGATTCCGCTGGTTCAGCTTCCTCTAACTTAGCTTTTTGATATTCTGCCTCCTCAAGCTGATCTTTAAAGCGGCGTGTCTGAATGCGAATTGCGTCATCTTCTACTTCCTGGAGGACTTTAGATTTCTTTGTTACTGGAGGCATAGTTATCCTTTCTTACTTAGTTTCTATTGTTTACTTCTATTAAGAAGTTTTGTGAATTGCTAGGCTGAAGATCTTGTTCAAGTCGAAGAATGCATCGTAACGGATTCGGTACTCAATTAAGTAGCCAGATACGCCAGGAGGGTTCTTGTGAACTTGATATTCTTTTAGCTTTTCAGGAGCGACCATATTGCTTGGGTGCGTGATGATTAAATCAGTAGCACTTGGCATACGACCACTAGGAACGACAACGATTGATGTACCGTCGACTTGTCCCAAGTTTCCGCTCGACAATTTACTTTGACCACTGTCGCTGTCTAGTACAAATCCACCTTGTTTAAGGAGATTGTAGTAAGAAGCTGTCATCAATGCAACACGTCCGTCTTCAGAAGCTTCGTTGTTTGTAACGTCAGCTTGTAGGGTTAGGAAGTTAGTGTAGGCGTTTGAAGCAGTAGTAGCACCAGCTGTAACGATTGCGTTGCGAGCTGTGATTGTGCCGTAGTTACCACCGTTAGTCAAAGCACCAGCAGTTGCTAGTGTTGCTAGTCGGTATGTGTCCATTTCAGGAACTAGGACGTTCTTAGTAGCTTGAGCTAAGAATTTAGCTGGCTTTCGAATTTCCATAGTGTCTTGGTAGTTGCTCATGTCGATTGTGTTTGCGAAGGAACGGTCACGAGACAATGTCCATGTCTGTACTGTGTCCTGTACTTCAGTTGGTGAACCGTAACGGTTATTACCACTTGGAGAGTAGGTAACCATTGTAGGGTCTGCTAGTGTGTAAACTTTGATAGCATTTACGCCATCCCATGACCAGTCATTGTTAACAATAGAGCTAGTCTTGGCTTTTGCTTTTAGAAGTTCTGAAGTTTTTGCTTCAAACTTTGTTGCTAGGTTAATAGCCATTTGAGTATCCTTTCATGGATTCTATCTGTTTGCTTCCTCGTCGAAAGCATCCATATCTAGGTCAACTTTCGGTACTTTCGGTGTTTTGACTGGTGGCGTAACAGTCCTTGAATTTTGGTTTGATTTCTGTTGTGCCTGTTGTCTTGCACCAATACCCGTAAGCTTCCTAATAGATTCCGCTTTACTTTGTAAATATTGGTACACATCAGCCTTAACATCTAAAGTGTTACCCTTCTCATCTTTGGTGACGTACATAGTTTCAAAGTCGTCTAGCGAACTAGCTAGGGCTTCTCGGACTATAGGATCGTCAGACTTGAATAGGTCAATGTCTGCCAGCGCACGGTCAATCCCTATATAGAGTTTGTCTCGTGTCAGTTCGGACTTTTCCTTTTTAATGTTAAATCTTTCCACCTCGTTTTGACGTTTAGCAAGTTCGTCTTCATCACCCTCGGCTTCATCAAGATAACGCTTCAAGTCTTGTTCTTGTCGGGTATCTCGTTCGGCTTTGAGCTGACGTTCTGCTTCACGTCTCTTAAAGGCTTCATGCGCTACCTGTTCTTTGGTAGGCTTAGGGTCTGTGTCTTCCCCGTCTTTCTCTGTCTCGGTGTCGTCACTTTCCAAATCTTCTGATTGCTCGTCTGATTCTTTGGTGTCGTCTTTAGACTCCTCAGATTCGTCTTTGGCTTCTTCTTTCGATTCTACCTCGGATTCGTCACTAATATCTTCGAGGCTAACCTCGATATCTTCTAGTTCTACATCGTCATCAGACGACGTATCTGCGGTTGTGTCGGTCACATCTGATACCGAAGTATCGTCTGCTACGACTGGTGTTTCTTCAACACTCATATTTGATCCCTTCCCACTGTTATAGGCCGTGACTGCCATACGTTAGTTTAAGAGGCGTTACCCTCGTGCGTTATTTATAGTCCTGCCGATGGACGTGGCGATGGATGTCGCCCTGAGGGGTGCTAACTAATTTGGTTAGCACCCGTCAGGATTACAGCCGTTTATGCACTTGGTGGTAAGGGTGACCTCCGTTCTCGCAACTTATTATCAATCCTCGGTCTACCCAGTTATGTTCTTGCTTGGGCATATTATTTAGGTCGATTACAAACTCAGGCTTTTGCTCTTCGGCTTGTTGTTCGACTTCTTCAATCACTTCATTTTTCATTCTTAACCCTCAATACATTCTTAACCTTAGCCTGTAGCTCTAGTAAGTAGCCGGAATACATTTTCAAAGATAATATGGTAGATTTTAAGTCTTCGTCAGGTGTGTCGGTTAATATGAAGCTTAGTAATGAATTGACCACATCTTCCTTTTCTTTTTCAATCAGATTAAAGACAACCTCCGCAGCCGGAGTTAATGCCGAACGCTTACTAATTTTGGCTTCGTCTCGTTCTTTGTTTTTAATCTCACGACGAACCATGCGTTCGCTAGTCGCGCCGGTATACAAAATACTATCGTCTCGCATTTACTTCCTCCACTCCTGCCTGTTGTAAGGCGTTAAGTATCTGCTCTGGTGGTAATCCAGCTTGTTCAGCTTCTAACATAGTCATAGCGGTTTCTTCATCAATACCGTGTTCCTGCATGATTGCTTGAACGTTTATTGTCTGTTGCTCGTCGGGTTGTTGGTCGGGTTGTTGGTTTGAAGCCATACCATTCTTTTGAGCGTCTAGTTTCATTTGTTTACCCTGCATGTCTAGTTGGTGCTTTTCGTCTGATTGTTGCATAGCTTGTTCAACTTGAGGGTCTCCCTGCTGTGACGGGTCAATTGGTTGTCCGGTTTGGGGGTCTATCTGACCCTGCGCCTGTTCTTGCATGCCTTGTTGTTCTTCAGGAGTAATGTCAGTTAAGATGTCCTTGTTTTCGGTAGTTAGTTGAATAATGGCGCTGTATAGCTCACCTACGTTAAATTTCCTACCGCTTTCCATTATTGATTGGTCAAATGTCATTGGGTCTATCTGTCGCAACTCAGCTACTTTTAGAAGTCCCTCAAGGCGTTTAGCTTCATCGCTGGCAAGGTCTTCCTCTGGTTCAATCTCAAAGTCAAAGGTGGCTCGTACTTCGTCCCAGATAACCTCTAGTTCTTGGCTTGGTTGACCGTTTTCGTCAAGGGGGAATTCTAACCCTGCCTTTACTAGGCGTTCTACCTCGTCGGCTGAAAGTTTAAGAATGTCTGAGCCTTGCATATTAGCAAACTGAATATTTATCATTGACTTAGCAGATAGAGCGTAAACTTCGTATAGATTGTCTTTGAAGTCATCGTCGTCAATCGATAGAGCGGCTGCTTGGAGTTTTACGCCCGCTGGTGTCTTAGAGCCGATAGGATCGCCACCTTGACCTTGAGACGTTGATGTATCGCCTGTTGGGATTAAGGCTGAAAGAGAGGCTTTGTACATGCTCATGCGTTCAGGCAGTTGGGTGTAGACTCCGTTAGCCATTTCCATACGAGTAATTTTAGCTCCGCCTACATACCAGTTAGCGTCTTCTTCATAAACTAATGAGTCTTCGTCAATATCATCTTCATTGCCTTCAATAAGTTTAGGTGGTCGAATACCTAGTTGAGTGGCTAAGATGTCGTACTTACGGAGTATATCGAGTGAGTTCTGTGTCCCACCAGCAAGTTTGACGATTCCAATTCCGTAAGGGTTGTTAAAGTCCTGGTAACAATAAACATAATGAACTGGAATGTCTCCAGTAGGGTCAGGGTTAGCCCACTCGCGAATAGTCGAGTCGGTTGATTTGTGATACATATAAAACGGTGCTCCAACGCCTCGTTGGAATGTAATACAGAAGTGTATGCCATTAGTCTTGACAGCCTTGGAGTTTTTGTCTCGGTGTTGCTCGTCGGGTTGTTTTTCTTCTTCTTGCTTAGAAGCTAATATCTTTTTGATGGCTTCGATGTCCCATTTGTTATAACCGTCGGTAGGGTTTTCCTTAGTCTCAGCTTCGGCTTGTTCTAAAAGGTCTTTAACTTGTTTGACCGAGTAATATACATCCCAGAATATAATGTCTGAGTCCCTGTCTGATACTTTGCCAGGTTCTAGTTTAATGTCTTGAACATAAGGAACAATGAAGTCTGAGCCGGTGTAGCTTCCGTTTTTAACAAACAGCTCAATTACCGGTTGGCTGCCATAGATTGCCGCCTTACGGGCTACATCTTTCCATTTACGAATAAACGGTGCTTGGGTGTTAGCATTAGGAACTATCTTTTTTTCCCAATAAATGTTAGCTAGTTCGCTTAGCCATTTGTCGTCAGTATCAAGAGCTTTGGCTCGTCCGGTTATTTTAGGGTCTATAATTCTTTTGGGTAGTTTGAAAAGTGCGGCTGATAGTGAACCGTCATTAACTTCGGGCAACGATTCGTCTAAACCCTCAATTAGCCCGTTGTCTGCTAGGCGTTCATACTCTGGGTAGTCCCTGCGCCATTGCTTAGCTTCATCAACAGCTTCCGTATAGAGTTTGCCGATTTCTTTTTTGTCGAACCATGCCATAGGTATTATCCCCTTGACAGTTCCGATAAAACGGCTCACTGATTTATATTTGCATTATAACACGCTTCTACTTAAAGTCTTGCTTGTATTCTGTCCAGCGTTCAATAATCTTTACTGGTTCTTTATTCCTTGAAATTATAGTTATCGTGACCTTCGGTGAGCCGTCTTTGGTGATGTGTTCAAGTATATGAATGATGTCTGAGAGTACGGTGTTCCGTGAGGTAAATGTTTGTCGCTCTACCTCTTTCATAGCGTGGGATAATTTATCGTAGTAGGATTCTGTCTCAATAATTATAGAGCCATCGGGTTGGGGTGTGGTAGTTGTTACTTTGGCGTGTTTCATATGTTCTCCCCTAAATACTTAATAGGGTCTTCAGCTATAACCATTGATTGTAGGTGGTATTGCCACCCCATTGTAGTTACTTGCCCCAAGCCACCGCTAAAACCCTGTTCTTTTAACTCTTGACTATTGAGGGGTATTGCTTCACCCCACAAAGCCTTTGCAAAGTCGTGATCGTAGATAAGAGACCTCAAAGATTCTCTGAGTGTAGTGGTATCTCCATCCCAGTAAATAGCGTTTCCTTCAAAATGGTACTTCGGGGCGCAAGGTAGCCACCCACCATCTATAGCCTTCTGAATAGCTTGCTCTAATATTGCTTTGTTTGTCATCCCTTAACCTCTATATCCATTACGTTCCACTTAGTTTGTAGCAACCTATCTTCTGATATGGCTATTCTGTTGGATATCAAGCTATAGTCACTTGCGTGAGCTAAAAAGTCTGTAATTGAATCGAATTGCGGTCTGGTAAGCAAAAGGCTGTCAGGCAGTGGCGTAAGTATGAAGTTCTGCGTATCGCCTATCACGTCAGTTATCGCCTTAACAAGTGACGCGCCCTTGCCTTTGATGTTTGTAGCGTCTAGTTGATTAGACATGAAGTCGTGTCCTCTTTCTTTCTTTACGTTTATGTTCCTTCTTGATTAGTGGTCTCTCTGATTGGTACAGTTGCCAGGCTATTGCAAGACTAATGATTAGATCGTCGTGTGCTCCGCTCTCGGCTTGGGCTTTCCAACTACTAGATGTCTGGCTAATAATAAAGCTGAACATCTCGTTGACCGTAGGCTTGTCGTAGATGGTGATTAGATTGTGGTCTATTGCTTCTTTGAGCATAGATAACATGGTTGGGCGTGAGGCGCTGCTAGTAGTCCAGCCTAATTTCACAGAGTCCTCAATTGAGTCAGTTGTGCCTACGTTAGACTTTTCTACATAGATACGATACTTGTCGTTCCTGTTAAGAGTTGCGAGGCGTTCCATCTCTGCTACCCCACCGTTGTTTCTTTCAAATGCTACTACTGGTTTAACCTTAGTTTCATCATATATACGCTCTAGCTCTAGGTGTATCTTTGGGGTCATTTCAGTCGCTGTAGTGCGTGAATGAAAGACTGTTGGTACATCGAGGTTGGTCTTTGATAGAAACTGAGCGGCTGAATAATCCGTACCGCCCCACGATGTATCAACACCGACTACTACAAACTCACCCTTTTGATAACTTCGGTAGCGTCTGAACATATTACACCACCTTTCTTGTCGATATTACGGCTTCTGGCTCAAGTAGTGTTTTTACCACCCCTGTATTTGACACTTGACAAGTTTTCATACTGTTATAGGCTTTCTGGTTAGTCTCAGTAATTGGCGTAGGGCTTCTTGGTCAAAATAAAGCTCACCCGAAGTGATAAACGCTATCTCGGCACTACTAGGGTGCTCCTGGTCAAACAGTCTACCTAGTCGCCTGCGTTCGCTATCCATGTGCTCTTTAGAATAGAAGTCGTGACTAGAGTAGAAGTGGGCTTTGAAGTCTGTCTCACCTAGCTCTGAGGAATTGTAGAACTTCTTAAAGTCATTGAATCCATTGGCGGTTGTCTCTACTACGAATCTACCTGTAGGGACTAGGGCTGAACCTGCTCCAGCGTGAAGCTTAGAGAAGTGTTTATAGAAGGCTGCCTCTGAATTAGATATGACTCCGCAGACCGTAAGATAAGCGTGTGATGGATGGTCTACTTCTATTTCGTATGTGTGACCAGCTAGAATATCCTCAATAGACCGCACCTTTACATACATATACCCCGATGTACCTGTCATATTACGGGTGACAACGTGGCGATACTTAAGCCCCCCCATACTTTTTAACCCGTTTTTTCTTGTTTGGCTTTTGCCATGCTCTCTAGTAACGTATACGTCTTTAGTTTTAACAC